CAATACAAAATCGTTGTTAGTTCTGAGTGCGCGCACACCATCGAAGAACTCGAATCTTACTGTTGGAAGAAAGACCGCGCTTCAGGAGAGTACATCAACGAACCTATAGACAAATTCAACCACTGCATTGATGCTCTGCGTTACTCCCTTCAATGCGCCAAACCAAAACTAAGAACACTACCTTCAAATGTACTTTAAGGAGGTTTTCAGCTAATGAATAAGATATTCATTGATAGAGACGATGAATTAACTACTAAAAGATTAACTAAGATAATCAGATACTATCGAGAAAGTACGCTGCCTGAGCTTATGTTTAACAAAGGTTACTATGATGGCACAGGACAGCAAATAATGCAACGAATCTATGAAGATTCTACCAAACCTAACAACAAAATTGTAAAGAACTACTGCAAAACGATAGTCGAGAACTTCAGAGGTTACATATGCGGAATACCAATTACCTATGCGCCAACTGATAGTGATAAAGATATTTGGCCTTTAATTGACGTATTGAAGGCAAACGATTATCAGAATAGTGATAGTGAATGGTTAAAGAACGCATTAATTTATGGCTTCGCGCCGCAGCTCTGCTACATCAACGAAAGACAAGAAAAGCGCTTTAAGAACATATCACCTGAGCAAGTAATACCAATCTATGCGGCTGACTTAGACGAAGAACTATTATATGTAGTTTACTACTATCCAATAATTAATTGGGACTCTGACCAATGGGAGGCGCGCTATAGCGTTAACGTATACGATGCAACCTCCATTACTCACTTCACTTGTGACTCTTCTTTTACCAACCTTACTCCTTCCGCAGAAATAGAACTACACTACTTTGATGAGGTTCCTTTTTCTATCTTCTACCTTACCGATGATGGAGAGAGCATATTTAAATGTATTATCGGCTTACAAGATGCATATAACAAAATGTTAAGTGATAGCGTGAATGATTGGGAAGCTTTCGTTGATGCTTATTTGATTTTGACTAATGTTAATGCAGATGAGGAAGATATAGCTGCAATGAAAGCGAACAGAGTTTTAGTTCTTGATGATGATGCTACTGCGGCCTACCTTACTAAACCTACAAGCGATACAAAGGTTGATAGGTTATTAGATGAAATCAATACAGCAATTCATACTATTGCTAATTCGCCTGACTTTTCTAGCGAAGAGTTTGGAAGCGGAGTTTCAAGTGGGATTGCTTTACAGTTCAAGTTAGTTGGCTTCAACAACATTGCCGCAAACATAGAAACACAATTCCGTAAAGCAATACAGCAACGTATCAAGTTACTCAACAATGTATTTACCTTAGTCGATATGGAAGCCTTTGATATTGAGGTTACGTTTACTCACAACTTACCACAGAATGTAGCAGATGTTGCTGAAACTATCAATAAGCTGCGCGGCCTTGTAAGTGATGAAACGTTGATTGCACAGATTCCTTTTGTTGGTGATGTGAATGCGGAAGTAGAGAAGATTGGTGCGCAGAATAGTTCTTTGGCACAACTATATAACTTCAATGAGGCTGAGTAATGAGTAATACCTATTGGCAGAACAGAATTGAACATGAGAGGAAGATGGAGTTGGAGCGCACAGTTAAAGATACCAACAAAGCACTTCGCGCCATATACGCAGAACAATCTAAGCTGCTCTATAACGAACTATTAGATGTATTCGCGAAAATGGAAGCAGATAGTGCTGAAGGTAAATTCTATATCAATGACCTATACCGCACTAATCGAATCCATCTTCTTTTAAACTACTTCAATTCTTGTGCTGAAAAGATTGGTGGAAAACAAGTTAAGGTTACTGAGCGCGCACTTATCAAAGCCTATGAAGATGCGAAGAGAATGGTTGGTGATAATGTGCCTAAATCAATTGTTTCTTCGCAGTTCGTTGTTCCTTCCGCAATTACCACAAAAGAAATTGTAAACCAAAGTTGGTGCGTTGATGGGTTAGGCTTCTCAGATAGGATTTGGAAGAACAAAGAAAAACTAACTCAAGACTTATCTAAAACTCTTGGGGATTTGATAATGCGCGGAAAGAGTGCGTATCAAATCGCACAAGGTGTAGTGGCGCGCCTTGGGGTTGATGAAGTTGCGGCTTATCGCATTGTGCGCACAGAAACAGCTCATGCACAAATCATGGGACAAGTAGACAAATACAAGGAAATGGGATTCACTCATGGCCGCTTTAAGGCTACAGACCCTTGTGATGATTGCGGCGAATTAGATGGACAACTCTATACTCTCGATGAACTTAAATCGTTAATACCGCGGCATCCCAATTGCGAATGCTCTTTTCTATTGGAGGTTAAGCCATGATATTTGAACTCACAGGAACCACAATTGTTTTAAGCGCCGCAACTCTATGGACGGTTTATCAAGGTATCTGTTGGATTATGGATAGATACCACATAGGAGAAAGGCGAAAGGAATATTACTTGATGCGCGAGGCCAACAAGGTTTTGATGCGCGAGGCAATAAGAACAGCTCACAGAGACGCAATGGCCGCCAATTACATAGAAGAAGACGAATTAGAACACGTAGAAGAAGTCTATAGCGTTTACCATAGCTTGAAAGGTAATGGTACAGGTGATAGATGGATGCAAGAAATTAGACAATTAGAAAGAAAATAAGGTGCGAATTTTATTAAGACTCCCATTAAAAAAGTCACATATATATAGAACAAAGTAGGGGTTATCTTGCGTAACAACTACAAAGAGATAAGGGAGGGATGGTTATGCGCCATAACTCCAAGGAGGAATCAGATGGAAGATAATAAAGATATGAATGTAGATGTTCAAGAGACTAACGAACAAGTAGAAAAGACCTATACTCAAGAAGAGTTTGATAAGGCTCTTCAAAGCGAAGTAGATAAAAGAGTAACTCAAGCAATGAAATCTGCACAGAAAAAAGCAGACGCGCGCGTTAAAGAAGCAGAGAAGTTAGCTCAGATGAACGAACAGCAACGCTATGAATATGAACTTGACTCAAGAGAAAAAGCAATTATGGAAAAGGAAAGAGCTTTAGCACTTGCAGAAAATAAAGCACAGGCCGCAAGTGTTCTTGCAGACAAGGGCATATCAACCAAGCTTGTAGACTTTGTTGTAGCTGAAGACGCAGAAACAATGATGGAGAATATTAACGTTATAGAAGCAGAGTTTAAGGCTTCAGTTAAGGCAGAAGTTGAAAAGCGTTTAGCAACTTCCACACCTAAGAAAAATTTACCTACAGATAAACCAATTTCAAAAGAAGATTTTAATAGGATGAAGCTGACAGAGCAAGCAGCGCTTTTCCAAAGCAACCCTGAACTCTATAAACAGCTTACATCTAAATAACATATGAGGTGAACAAATGGCATTACAGTTAATTCCTAATCAAGTAGTCGAAGCAAAGATTACTGATATTGTTAATTCTTATTTAGATACACGTTCTCTGTTCACGGTTGATACAAGTTTAGCTACTGCCGCTGGACTTTCCAAGAGAATTTATAAATATACCTATTCCGCAACTGTAGAAAAGCTTGAAAAAGGCGCAAAGAATAGCGCAGCCGCAAAGGGCGCAGTTGCTCTTGCCTATAATGATTACACTGTTGAGAGATATCAACAGACTTATGAATACAACGATATGGATGTTATGGCAGACCCTAACATCGTGAACGTTCTCTCTGATGGCGCGGGTAAGACAATGGCTAATGAAATTAGAAGTGAATACTTTGCAGAACTTGCAAAGATTGCTAACCATTTTGATGCAGATAGTTACACTTCTATTTATGAAGCTGTTGTTGATGCTGCTGCTGCTCTTCCAAAGGCTGCAGAAATGGATATTACAGACTTATTCATTATTATGGGCGCAAATGCAAGAGCATTAGTTAGAAAGGATGCACTATTTGAAGCTTCTAAGCAAGGTGAGATTCTGTATAGTGGCCAATTCGGAACTATTGCTGGTATTCCTTGCGTATTCTCTAACCTTGTTCCAGCTGACACAGTATATGTAACTGAGAAAAATGCTATTACTTTCTTTGTTAAGAAAGAAGGTTCCGTAGAACAGGATAGAGATATTGAGAGCAAAGATAATACTGTTGTTTACGAAAGACATGGTGTTATTGCTCTTACTGATGATACAAGAAGTGCAATTATTGATTTAGATAACACTTATGCAGCTGTAGATAAAGAAGGTTCTGGCTATAGTGCAAAGAATCCTAAGACAGAAGGATGGTTTGAAGTAGGTTCTACTGGCCTTTACTTCTTATCAGCTGATACAACTGTAAATGTAGCTAAAACTTATTACACAGTTTCTTAATTGATAAAGGAGGGCAGCTATGGAAGATAAATTAAAACTTCTATATCCCTCAGTTGATGATAGTGTGGTTGCGCTTGTAGTGGAACAGGCGCAATCATACGTTCTTGATTACTGCAACCTTGAGGAAATACCAACTGCGCTTGAATCAGTTGTTCTTGATATGTGCAAACAAGATTTGAATAGGCTGCGCGCAGAAGGTTTAACAAGTGAAAGTTCTGGAGGCTCTTCACTTTCCTATGAACAAGACTATACACCTAATGTATATAAGCGCCTTAAAAAGCATAAGAGAATTAAGGTTCTTTAAGAGAGGTGATTTTATGTTTGAGAGTAGGAAGCAAGAATACGCGGTTGATAGTCCGCAAGAGGTTAAAGATAAATATAACTATGGAAAGATAACTTATGTTCCTCAAGGGACGGCCAAGATTTACATAGTGGTTCAAGACAGAACATTGATGAGTAACAACGATTTAAACACCTACACAGCAACTCTTGTGGGTTACACAGATGATTTAAGAATTGATAAGAACTGGAGAGTAGATGGAAGATATGTTGTTACTTCTACAATGCCGCATAGAACCGAACAAGTAATTTACTTAAAGGAAATTACAAATGGCAAATAATGAAGTTAGTAAGAACCTTGAAAAACTATCAAACGAATTAGAAAAGAAATACTTATATAAGGCTATGGCTGATGCTTGCGCGGTAGTAAGAAACGATGCGATAAACAACGCGCCGCATGGTACAGGACAACTACAACGTTCAATTGATTTTGAAGTGGCTGAAGATGGAACAGAAGGTGTAATTTTCTCCAACTTAGAATATGCGCCTTATGTAGAAGTAGGCACAGGAATCTACTCAACTAAAGGAAATGGACGCGATACACCATGGAGTTATCAAATCTATGGTGGTGAATGGGTAACTACCGTAGGGCAGCGCGCACAACCTTATTTAGAGCCTGCATTACAACAGAACACAAGTAAAATAAGAGAATGCTTCGAGGGGATGTTCTAATGAATGCGATTACAAATTTACTCTCTGCTATTGAGGCGCGCACAGGAATTGAGCCACGTCCCTTTAGCAGTTCAAATATAGAAAGTCTTCCATGTATTTCTTTCACAGCATATCGGCAAGGTGATAATGCGGTTATTGAATCTTGGAGATTTCAGATTCGCATAACCGCAGAAAACCTTGCAGAAGCCATTGAACTTGATGAGGAAATTGCAGACGCACTTGTTTCTTTAGGAGATATGGCTGATTATGGAACGCTGCGAATAGAAGTAAATGGCGGCGGCACCTTGGAAGACGAAAATACAGGATTGCCGCAAATATTAACTTATTACGATATACAAACACAAAGCTAAGCGAGGTATAGATAATGGCAACA